TTATTTTGCCAACCAAATAAACCGAACTCACCAGAATTTGTACCTGTTGTATTATAAGCTCTAAATTGTTGAGAGGTAGTTCCATTACGAAGAGCTAATGTATTTGCAGCGTCTCTATATAATAAAACATCTGGAGAAAAAGCGCCTCTTTGTGCACTACTTTGTTGAGAGAAGCCTATTGCTCCAGCTGTTCCTAATACTAAATTCCAATTTCCATCTTGGTTGTTGAATACAAAATTCCCTCCTCCATTTCCACCATAAAAATAATAATTATTATTTGTATCTGTTGGAGAATCTGTATATAATCTATTAGGAATCGAAGTTGTTCCAAATCTTGATGGGAATATAATTTGACTATTTCTATCAATAGTTATATTGCCAGTAGATGATAAGTTTATATTACTTCCAGTTATAACAATATTTCTTAAAATCCCAGAATTAGTTTGTTGAGGACCAATTACTAAACCGCTATTAATCCATCCAAATACACCAAATTCTCCAGTATTCGTGCCTGATATATTAAAAATACGTAATTGTTGAGGAGAGTTATTTGTTATTGGATTTCTTAATGATAAAATACCAGCACCATCTCGTATAATAAAAGCATCTGGACTACTTAGAGCGCTATTAGTTCCATCAAAACCTACTCCTACTACACCAGCGGTATTAGTTCCTCTGCCTACTACAACCACTGGAGTACTTGAATCAACTTTTAAATATGTGCTTCCTCCTCGTCCTAAATCTAAACCATTTCTATACTTAATAAATCCTGCATCCCCCGCACCCCAATGATTTCCTCGAATTGTTGGTCCAGTAGCATCCATAAAGAATCCAGCATTCGCATGTGCAATAGTTAATATTTTTCCACTATAACTTATACTATCGCCAGTAATTACTAAAGATCTCAATATTCCACTATTAGTATTTCGTGCTCCAATTACTAATTCATTATTTTGCCACCCAAACAAACCAAACTCGCCAGAATTTATGCCAGTTGAATTATATATTCTGAGTTGTTGAGCGTTTGTTCCGTTACGTTGAGCTAAAATATTTGCAGCATCTCTATAAATTCCAACGTCAGTTGTAGAAGTTGGTGTTACAACATCATTTGTTGAATTCCATAAAAGAGCTCCATTAGCTCCCATCCTTAACGTAGAAGCTGCCATTAAAAATCTTGGATATGCATTTGAAGCAGAATAAAATCCAATACCATTACTTGTGTCTACGGCTCGAATTGAATGACCATTTCCTAAAAAGTATCCATTTCTTGGACCACTATCCCACGCAGAAGTTAACCCCGCGTTTATATAAGTTCCCGATATAAAAGCTCCAGATATATTTTCATTAAAAATTTTAGTACCACTTATTATTTCATTTCCAGTTTTATGAACAACTTCGCTATCCATTGCGATAAAATCATCTTTACCAGAAGGAAGTCTAAGTATTGAACCATTAGATATTAGAGAGTTTGTATCTCCATAGAAATTTAATGCTATAGATTTATTATTTGCAGAATCCGTTAATGTAAGTTGGCTATCATACCAATCCCCAGTATTATATACGGCATTTGCAGGGTCCCACATTATAAACTTAGCAGAATAACCATTTATAACATCACCAAATTTAATATTGCCATTTACTTCTAATTTTTCAGAGGGAGTATTTGTGCCAATGCCTATATTATCACCTGTCCAAGTTAAAACTAATGCTCCAACTTCATTAGATAAATATCTTTCTTCCCAAGAAATAGAAGTCGTTGCATTACTATCTTTTAATAGTCTGCCGCCAAATTCGAGTGATGTAACATTATTAATATCTTGAAAAAGATATTCTTCTGAACTAAATATTAAACCATTACCTGCATCTTTTATGAAAACAAAATCGCTATCAGTCTGAAGATAATGATTTTTTCCTATTCTATTATTAGTTCCACTAAGAAGTATATCGCCATAAAAACTCTTATTTCCATTTATATTTTGATTGCCATAAAGTAAAACCGCTGATCCACTTAGACTATTAATTTTACTGTCTAACGTACTTCCTGTATTATATAAATTAGTTATTGTGCTAAATGTATTATTTGCAACTCCACTATAAGCTTCAATTTGTTGAACAGATGCAATATCAGGTAAAGTTGAGAGATCACTATTTCTTGTGCTAATTCCAAATTTAAAACTTTTACTATGATCAAAACCAATAATTGGACCACTATCATTTAGTCCAGTAAATCCACTTCCAGTAACAAAGAAAATTCCACCATCAACTGCGCCACCAGTGAGATTCAAAAGAATATAAGGACTTTGAACATTAAAATTATTAGTACTAACAATAGTTTCAGTTCCAGTAACAAAAAGATTATTAATGTAAACATTATCTCTAAAAGTTTTAACTCCACCAATGCTTTGATTTCCATAAAGTAAAACTGAACTGCCACTAAGTGAATTTATTTTGTTGTCTAGTGTGCTACCTGTAGTTCTTAGATTATTTGATATTGCAGTATCTTGAGTATTAATATAACCACTTAAATCATTAATCTTTGTATTTAATGTAGAACCTGTATTAAATAAATTATTAATTAATGTAGCGCCAGTAGATGTTAAATTATTTGAAATTGATACGTCTTGTGAATTAACGTAGCCACTCAAATTATTAATTTTTATATCGAGCGTAGATCCAGTAGTTGCTAAATTTATTGTTGTTGCATAAAGAGATAAATTACCAGTAATAAATGGATTTCCACTAATGACTGGTGCTACATTAAAAGTTTTAATTCCGCTTATAGTTTGATCTCCAGTAGTGTAAACAATTGTGGTTGGTAGTCCAGCTGCTTCGCCACTAAGAAGAACTCCTGTACCATTTACGGTTGGGCGATTGTCAAAACTTGCGCCGCTTGCTTTTACATTTCCATTTACTTCTAATTTTTCAGATGGAGAACTTGTGCCTATACCAATTTTACCATTATTTTTTATTCTTAATCTTTCATATCCTTCACTTGGATTTTCTGCTGTAAAAAATAATATATCTCCACCTTGCCAATTATATTGTTCAAAATCATTATTATTTATTCCACAAAACATACCCTTACCTGATCCACCACTATTTAAAATTTCTAAAAATGTATCTTGATTATTAGATTGGAGACTTAATGTATATGGATTAGTTATATCTAATATAGTATCACCAATTACTAAACGACCACTTTTAATTTGATTTCCAGTTGTAAAAAGAATATTACTACTTGAACTATTTATATAACCACTTAAAAAATTAACTTTAGTATCAAGTGTAGAACCAGTAGTATATAGTTGAAGATCTGTTGCGTAATTACTATCTAAGTTGCCGCTAAAACCTGTTAATAGTATATAAAGATTACTTCCTGTACTCTCTAAATTAGTTGTTAAATTATTTACTGCTAATTGAAAATATCCACTATTACCAGAAAAGAATATTGTACTAATAGATTGATCAGAAGAAATTATAATACCGTTTTGACCAGAAAATAAAATTGAATCACCAGTTACACCATTAATTAATGGAGTAAAACCTCTTGGTCCTGCTGGGCCTTGAGGACCAGGAACTGAAACATTCGTAGCTAATGCTTGCGTTGGCGATGTTACATCAACGCTAATTGGATCTGGCAAAACCACATTAACATTTATGTCTGCCATAATCTTATCTCGTTACTTCTGGTAATATAGAAATTATACCTCTTAATAATTTGATACTATTTCCCGTAGGAATGCCAGAAGGAAATCTTTCTACATCATATACAAAATCACCTACAGGAACATCTTGCGAAACATAAGAATCTATGCTTATAGATGATGCATTTCCACTATAAACATTTACGATAGGATTTAAATTTAATAAAATTCCAGTTGAACCATAATCAGCGCGAACTTGACCTCTTACATCATAACCGCTAAAACTTATTGGTGTTCCGCTAGAACTAACCACATTTAATGTAAGTTGTATGTAATCGCCTTGATATCCAGTAAAATTATAAAAGGTAGCCATATAATAAATATTACACGGCTACACTTTTATAGCGAATTATTTTTTAAATTTTATCTGCCTTCTGAAAGAATGTCGCGAGCAGTTTTTGATACTGGTTTATTACTTTTACTATCTGGCCTAACATTATATTGAGAAGCGTATTTTACAAATTCTTGTTTTAATCTTTTTCTTAATGTATCGCGATCATCAATTGGAATAAGGCCAATCTTAACTGCATGAGCTTGTAAATCACTCTTTGAGAGACCTCTTAAATATTCATCATATTCGACTGGATCAAGAGTTCCGTACTTTCTCTTACCATCATCGCCCCAAATTTGATCTAATGTTACTTTGCGATTTTCTACTTTACCATGAGTTTGGTTAAGATTATCTAATTTTGATTTTTTGCGTGGCATAATATATATTATATCTCCTGTTAATAGATTATATTGATAAAATATAAAGATGTCTAAAAAAAAGAAAACCCACGGACTATTAATCCGTGGGTTTCTTAAGTTAAGTAATATCGTTAATTAGCGAATTACTAGACCATGAACTGCACGAGAATCAACGCAAGCGCGTCCTTCTTCGAGGAATCCGTAGAAGCCGATTTTCTCGGAACGAGCTACGAATTGATCGTCTGGAAGAGCGGTGAATGTTCCACCGGATTCTGCTTGGCGAGCTACTGGGCGAACAAAAGCGTCCTTGGTTAAATCCAAGCCAACAATTAGTTCGTCACTAGAAGCGGTAAATGTACCAGCATAAAACTCTTTAAAGAGAGAATTATACTTTTGGCCACCGCCAAGTTCGATGAGATCATGGATAGCAACACCATAAATCTCTTGTGTACCAGCGGCACGATAGATTTCTTCACGAACACCATCTGGTAGATTTGTTAGTGTTTGAACTCCATTGTTAACTGGAACAGTGTCAGTTGTACTAGTAATAGCAACTGGTTGATAAGCAAAAGCACGAATGTCTTGCTTGACTTCTGGGCTAACAAAGATATCTGTTAGACCATATGCGTCTGTGGTTGTACCACCAGCATAAGATCTATTGATTCTTTTAACTTGAGTCATTAGTGCATTTAACATGTCTAGAGTAAATGAAACAGTTGTTACATTTTGATCTAGAACATTGCCACTTTCAGCAAGAGTTTTTAGAGCTACTGCCCAAGCATTACGTTCTTGTTTTACAAGAACTTCATTGGCCATACGCTCTACGGCTTTACTAACTACGTCGAGACGACCACGACGAGCATAGCGCTTTAGGAAGCTGACAGCACTATCTAAACGATAGGTTGCAACTTTCATTTCGGCGAAACCTTCAACTGTTGAAGTTGGAAGACCACCGGCTACGCTTTGTGACCATGTAGTTACATAACCTTCACCACCATCATACCATAGGTCGAGAGGGATAGAAGGACGATCATCTTCGTCGTAAGGAAGATCTGTATAGATAGCAGAGGCGGTTGCAGCTTGCATTAGAACCTTTGCTACGACTGGTCCTAGGAAAGCGGCAAAAGCTTGATTGGCTTCAGCGGCAACTGTATTATCACGGCTGCCCATAGCTTTTACAAGCTCGATTTGCTCTGGAGTATTTTTTAGTCTTAATTTCATTTTAAATTTTCTCCTTTACGAAATTAGAGGGTGATCTTTAGAAGAGCAGTATTAGATACTGCATTTCCAAGGAATCTTCCAACTGCAACTTCGTTAGTTCTTAGAGTGGATGTATTGGCTAAATCACCAACAGTACCACTAACTACAGCGTATTGTCCGGCTGTTGCATTTGCAATAGTAGAACCACTATAAAGTACTACGCCACGAGTTAGTACTGGAACAGCTTGTCCAGATATAACTACGTTCATTTCAGCGGCTTTACGTGGATTGAAAATTAGTTTTTCACCATTTTCATCTAGTTCGCGAACATCTAGAAGAGTTAATCCTAGTACATCACCAGATGTAGCTAGAGTAACTTTTGGTCTTACTCCGAATCTTTGAGAATCGGAAAGAGGGAATGTTGCGCCAACTGGTCCTAGCAAATCAATTGGTTGATTTGCACTGGAGCTTGTTGGTCCAACTGTGAATCCTTCAGCGGATAGTTTAACTGCAGCACCTTTTGTTACAATAACAGAACTGCTTTCGGCAGCACCGCTATAAGCAAAAAGATTGAGTACTTCATGTTCACTATAATCCCTGAATGGTCTTAATGTATGTGCCATATTAGTTTCTCCTTGTTTATTATTTAATTAATTCAAATCCGTCCAAACCGAAAGCTGCTGCGTATTTTTCTTTTACGCTTGGCTGTGCGGCTGGTGCAGAATTTGGAATTTCTGTTGAAGCTTTTGCGCCATTATCTACAGCTTGCTCAACAACCTCTTGAGTTGTTTCTGCAACTGGAGCCTCAGATGCTTTTACTTCGGAAGCTTGCATAGCTTTTTGAGCCATTTCTTTTTCCTTTTGCATCTTTTCGGCCATAGCTTTTTTGTAAGCTTTATTTTTTTCTTTCATAAGAACAGACATTTTGTTCTTATAAGCAGAAAAAGTTTCTTCGTTCAAATCTTTAATATCAGAAGCGATTACTTTACGATCTTCTTCGTCTAGATCGAATTCTTCGTCTAAAGCTGCCATTCTCATGCTGAATGCTTCTTCTTTAGCTTTTGCTTCTTTTTCAGCTTCGATTGTTGCTAATTTTTCAGTTAATTCAATTACTTGTTTCTTAACTGCTTCGTGCTCTGTCTCTACTGCAGCAATTTTTTCATTAGCAGCTTTTAATTCATTTTCTTTAGCAGATTTCTCTGCCAAGAAAGTTTCATTAGCTTTTTTGATTTCTTCTGCAACAAATTCAACTATTGAACTGGCTGTTGCTTCTTTAAGAAGAGAATCTGTAATATCTTCAATTTTGGTTATTTTCATATATATCCTCTCTTTTTTTACATCTAATTTTTCTTCTTGGGAAACAGTATTTTCAGAAGCAAGAACAGGCTCTTGGACTAATTCCACTTCTTTTTCCTCATTTGCTTCTGTTTCTTCAGAGCTTTTATTGACTTTTAATTCAATTTTAATAGGCTCTTCTGGTGGCGTTGCAACGCCTTGAACATCAGCGGCTGGATTTAACGTAAATCCAATACCTAGAGGTACTACTTTACCCAAAACTTGTCTATATACATATCTATCATCACCTAGTTTTCCTGATCCGCCAAAACCCCTTAGATTATCTTTTAATTTATCTATTTGATTAGCGTCAGAAATAATTGTGCCATTTTCAATATTTTTTTCACCATTTTCTAATACAACAATATTAAAATCATTAAATCCAAGTTCCCAAGAAGCAGAAATTGTCATATAATTATCACTAGTTGGATCGTTAGATTCTTCTATTTGATCTGCAAGATCACGATTAACTACTTTCCAAATAACACCACCAAGAGTAATATTAAATGGAGTTTTCATTGATTTTACGTCAGCTTCAGCAAGACTCTCGTTTGTGCCAAATTTACTAAAATTAGACGAAAGAATACATCCAATTACTTGACCGCGATTATGTTCAATGTTAATTGGTTTATTAACAAAAAGTTTAGCTATTTTGGCAGCAGTTTCGCCATCAATTACATCGCCATTTTTATTAACGCGATTTACAACACAAGCATCAAAAGCTACTGGGAGAAGATCAACATTATCTTCTGTATTGATTTCTGGTAAAAATTTTCTCAATTTGTCAAGAGAAGCAACGGAAAGATATTTATCTTTTTCTTCGCTTACTACTGGACGAATTTTAATATTTGCAAAAGCTGATTCAAATTTAAATTTTTGTTTTTTCATATTTCAAATCTTCCGTAACCAAATATTACACCATCTTCTTCATCATCGAGATATAATTCATTAATATCATTAAATTCAAAATCATTTAAATCATAATTTTTTAAATCTTCTTGTGCTTGAGCAAAATCTTCATCATCTGGTTCGAAATTAACTTCTACTTCATAGTCAGAAACTGAGGCTCTTGCAATATCACTATCAGCTTTTCTATAAGAATCTTTTACTTTGCCACCACCTACCATTTTTAGAAACATATTTACGCGCGCCATAGCCCAGCCACCACGACTCATTCCTGGTCTGTGAGAAGAAGAAAATGCGCCTGCACCACGACGGTATACTTTTTTTAATTGGCCAAGGGTAACTTTCTTTTTATTTTTACTATTATGTTCTTTGACTTTATTTTTAAGAGCTTCAATTACTTTTTTAGAAAATTCTATAGCTTTATCACTTTTTGTACCTGCGCTTCCTGGTTTATTACGAGATGATCCTTTGCGTCTTTCAGATGGTTTTGCAGGAGTTTGAGCAGCAGATTTAGGACCTTTTCTTTTGGCATTATTTTCTATGCCATATTTTTCTGGATCGTAAGTCATATATCTTTAATTAATATTATACTAATATTACACTTAAATATATTATTTTAATTAATTTTAATTATTTATCGCCGTAAAGCTCTTTTGTAACATCGTAGGCTGAACCACTAGTTGGGGTATCAGGGTATTTCGTGGGTAACTCTCTGCTTTCATAATTTGGTTCGGAGCAACTAATTAATAAAAATAAAGGTAATATTAATACTAATTTCTTCATATAGTATTATAATTACACATTAAAAGATTCTTCAATTATTTTAGCTTCTGCGTCTCTTCTGCGACTCATACCTTTTTCTATACTGCCGCCAATCCATATTCTTTTCATTTTTCTTATCTGATCTGCAATTAAAGATAAAGTTTTTTGATCAAAATTTTGTGTCTTTGCCATAATATCACGAATAGCTTTCATTTCACGGCGACGATCTCCTTCTAATGCTGCGCCTCGATTAAATACAAGACTAACTAATCCGCCTTTAGCATCTTCTGGAAGTTTATCAAAGTTAGGAAAAGTTCCTCGGGTAAGATCATGGAATTTCTTTACCGTTTTATTCATAAATACTTTTACTGATAATTCCCAAGGTATAATTATATCTTTTAATCTTCGGGTTAATTCTTTTGCTTGATAACCTTTGACTCCAACAACGCGGTATAATCTATCAAAAGTTTCTTTAGGAAGATCTTTCCAATCATTAGTGAATTCTGTTTTATTTACATATCCAGTATCGTAACCTACTCCGATTGTAACTCCGCTTTGCTCTCCTGGCCATGTTGGATTTTTTAAAAATTTATTGTAATAGTTTTCGCCGCCACCAACTTCAAAATCAAAAATAAGTTTTAAGGATTTATCGTTAAGCATAGTTAAATTGCAGATATTGTAACAGTTCCAGAATAACCAGTAGTACCAGAATATGATCCTACAGGAGTTCCACTAAATTTTACAAATAAACCAGAACTACCAGTCGTACCAATTGGTGCTATTATCCAAGCCATAGAAATAAATATCATCCAATATGTATTTGTTTCATCTTGATATCTAATTTGGCCATTATAAGTCAAACCAGTATCATAAAATCTTAAATTATTTATATTTGGAGATAATCCTGTGCCAGTGGCTTTATATGCATATACTCTTGGGCGAAGATTTAATTTTCCACCACCAAGATTTTGTTTTTTAATAGAAATTTTATTTTTATATTCAGATATTGTAACAGTTCCAACTTTATCTCCAGCAGCTATATAAGATCCAGCTACAGTATCTGTTGCTCCTACTTTCCCCCAAGCATTTGCAGTAAAAGTTCCAATATTAGCTATAGATCCTATTAACCAAATCCCAACTGGGGATGTTACATACCAAATAGCATATTGACCATCTTCGCTATAAAAAGATTTTTTACCATTATAAATTAAACCACTATCATAAAATTTTAAACTATTAATATTCGGAGATAGTCCTGTTCCAGAAGCTATATATAGATAATCTCTAGTTTTAGGTATTATTAATCTGCCCATTTTATTTAATTATTTATTTTATCTATTGTTTTATCTATGATATTATCTGCTGGGACTTTTTCTTTTAGCCAAGAGTTCATTACTCCAAAATAAACAAGATGCTCATTATCAATTAAAAATAAATCATTTCCATAACGATCTTTGTATGGTTGTATTCCAGCATTCTCGACAAGTTCAATAGCTTTTTCTTTTTTAAATTTTACTTTATACATTTGTATTAAATTATTGTAACGTTCTTTTGCTTGAGAGGTAATTACTGCTCCATTATCTATAAGAGCAACTAAACCACCATTATCTTTATTATAATTACTTGGCGTAGAAGCATCGTAAGATGCGGTACTGTCTTGTATTTTATCTGGTGTTATTGTAGCGCAACCAACAAGAAAAAAATTAAGAACCAATATGCTTGCGAACTTCTTCAAGATTTTTCTCCTTGACTGCTTTTTCTATTTCACTTTGATGATCAACTTCTTTTTGAGCTTGTTGACGTTCTTTCATTTCTTTGGTATTTTTTGCGCCAAAAACATTATTAATTGCTTCAAATATTCCTCCAACAAGTCTTATAACTGCGCCGAGTAGTTCCGTCACTTTAGTCTACGTATTCTTCTGTAGCGTCTTTGCAGCCTGCGGCGATTGCATTAAGAACTTTTACAGCAAGAGCTGCGTCTCCATTTAGTTTAGCGAATTGTGCGGCGTATATATCTTTAAGTGCTACAATATATTTTGCCCAGTGAGTTTTTTCTGCTGGAAGATAATCAGTAAGAGCTTTTTGGAGTTGATCTGGAGTTGGAGTCTGACCAACTGTAAGACTCTCTACAACTGTAGCTATATGATTAATCATCTTTGCTTTCTCTACTCTATCTTCTGGAGAAAGAGCCTGTTCGAGAACAACTGTGCAAGCAAGAATAACTGCTGGCTTAATATAAGGAAGAGCATTTTCTACTGCAGTTGTTCCACCGATTTGATTATCTCCACCTGTATTTGTAGTAGAGCAACCAATTATAAAAATACCCATAAGGGCAACAGCAATGATGTTTAATTTATTCATATATTTTCTCCATGTCCTATTTCTTTCTTTACTCTTTTTTTCGCTTCTTTTGTTTGAGCTACTTTGCCACCAGTTACGGCAGCATCTTTTACTGTAAGAGCAAAAATTATACCACTTACGACTGCTATGAGCTTAGAAAAACCAATAATATATTCTTCTAATTTATTTGGTAAAAATGCTACCAACGAATTATCTCCATGAATAGCGAAAGCTGTTGATACAGCTACAACTGTGATAATGCCAGATGTACTTGAACGCCAATTAGGACCAAATAATTTAAATAGCATATTCTTCATAATAGATTACACTATATTATATATACTTATAATGACATTATCAAAATAAATTAAATTAATAAATTCTATATTTATTATTAAGATAAGATTCTAAATTTGCAATATTTTGCGCGCTAATTACATTATCAAAAACAAGAATTTCGCTTATATAAACATTTGCCTGTTGTCCACCACCACTATCATTTCCAACGTATAAAAACGATCTACTAAAAAAACCGCTTCCATTTGATTCAGTCCTATCTATTTGCCCATTCAATCGAAATGTGTAATTAATTCCATTATCTGAAAGTGTAGCTATAATAGCTGAGGTATTTGCGGCAATAGTAGTATTTGCTGCTCTTTCAATGTTAAAGTAAGATCCCCAAGTATTTCCTAAAATTGCGCTATATAAGCTACCACCAGTAGCTTCTAGAATTGCCGCGTATTGACTTGGTTGAGATGCTAAAGTTTTTATAACAGCGTAGATTGTTTTAGCTGTAACAATATTATTTCCTCTGAGTCTTCCAGAATTAAATTTAATCGCGGGATTCCCATTTATAATATTAGACTCAAGAACAGAATTAGCTGTTTGATTAGATAAATTATTTACATTTCCACTCTGATCTTTCCAAGAAGTAACAACACCACCACTCACAGTTACATCCGCATCAGCTTTAACCCAAAGTTTCAATCCTGGAATACGCGTAGGACTAAAAGAACTTGAAATTATTCCACTCGAAACAGATGGCAATATTATCATATTGTATTTCCATACATTATATATCTATTATTTCCCGTGTGAAGAAGTGAAATTGATGCTCCTGATCCTGCTGTTCTGTATTGATTATTATAGCTTAATATAGGAATTGCGGCATTAAATCCGCTTCCTGTAACAAAAATTTGACCAGCTCCTATTTGAATTATTGTTGTATTAAATCCAATTACATTTCCACTTACAATTGTTCCAGTAATTTGATTCTGCGAATTAGCTAAAATGACTCGTCCATTATCATTTCCAGATATAATAAAATTCGTTGCTTCATTGACAAATTGTGGAACTGCATTTACTAGTACAGAATTATTTAAATCTACAGTCGCATTTTGTATTGTTACATCAACTCCAGAAAGATTTAGATTATCAACATTATTTAAATTAACTTCATTAAATGAAGCTTTATTAAATTCTCCACTTTTGAAGACCTGAAGATATGATGTTTGAATTCTAAGATCACTCATAATATTTTATACTCCATGAACTGACAGGGCTGCCCCAACCCATGGGGTAGCCACTGGGCCAGAACAAACCATGCACCGGCCACTGGGCTGCGGGATTCCACCGCCGCGCCTTGTCAATTCACCTTGTATGTTAAATTTTAATAAATCCATAATCTTTTCCATATTCTGCACCTCCACCAGCATGATAAACAAATCTTTCTACTTGTGTAAAATCGTAATTTGCCCCAGTTATTGTCATAACTGTATTTGGTCCGTCAAATCCGCTTACAAGTCTAGGAGCATCATCCGCAGCAAAATTAAATCTTAAAGTCAATATAGGATCATTTGTAAGATTTGTTCCTGGTCCTTGAAATGCTAATGGTATAACTGGACCATATCCACTTGGAACATCTATATTAACTATAGTTTCTAAAAATCTAACTTTTGGTTTTACCCATTGAGCAGCGCCTGGTGTTTGTAGTCCAGTTATTCTAACAAAATTATTTCTAAACGTAGAATGAGTTCTCATCTGAGAGAGTGTATAACCACTATATAGACCAGATGTTAAGTTTATACCTCTTGAAGGCGTTATTATCCCAGATGCTAACAGATAACTTTTACTTGTATACGTATAATTTTTGTCAGAACCATTTGTACCAATTATATTTATAACACTATTATTTCTTATTCCTGTGGTATCAACTTGTTTTTCAAACTGGGTCTTTAAAGAAGTTAGATGTATTAATTTAAATGAATCTCCTGGAGCATATAGATTTAAAAATTCATTATAAACATTAGCTAATCCTGTAATTGGTAAATTATTGACTGTTCCGCTAATAGCCGCGTCAAGTTCATTTCTATTTATTTGTTTTAATCTAATTAGATTGTCAGCCATTTTTTATATCCTCAATCTTTTTACTATGATAAAGAATACTTGCTACATAACTATCAATGCTATGTTCCACGGCAATACTTTCAATTTCATTTATTGTATTTGGATTTTTATCTTTAGGATTTGTTAAATATTCTGCTATAACATTTTCCCAATTCTCTGGAGATTCATTTGAAGCAATAATTTTAACTATTTCAAATGCAACATCTTTTTGTTGTTTTGATAATTTTCTTAAAGAATGCTTTTCCCTAAGAGAAGCTTCAACCTTTTCTTGTAATCTTGATGCAAGAATAAAATTATCTTTAATTTTCTCTATATCAAATAGTGCGGCTCTAGCCTGTCTTCCCTCACCAACTGGTTTAACATTTTTAGTTGTTTGAGGAATTCCAGTAGATCCAGCTGGTCTACCAGGCTCACCCATTTTTGCGCCACCAATAAGTGGTTGATAATATCCTTGATCTTTTAATTCTCTAAGTTTTTGTTGAGATTGGACTGAACTTTCTGGATCTGGAAGTTTACCGGTTTCAATTGCTGTAATTCCTTCTTCTGGAGTTAAAATTCCTAGCTCTATCAATCTTGTATATACTCTTGAATATTGAATATCATCTTTTAAATCAATATCTTCAAAATAAGGTGTTGGATAATTTTTAAATCCAAGTTCTTTACTAATTCTACGAATCTCTGGATATAAGAAATTATTTATAAAAGATTCGCGAGCTTGTTTTAGTCTTTCAATAAATACTTGTACTTTTATGCTTTCATTCGCAAATTTTTCATTTCCGATTAAGATATTATTTAAACCAATTTGAATATCGCGATCAACGATCTGATATTTTTCTGGGCCCATTAGATTACCTATGTTTGGAATAATAAATTCTGCTTTAGTTGTATAATCTGCAATAAGAACACGACCAACGCTTTGATTCGTAAATAATGATTGCATTGCCTCTAAATTCTTCTGATTAATTCCGCCCTTCTCTGGTTCTGTGCCCATCGTGACTAATAGAATAATTTGCTGTAATGAACGCGCTACGGCCATGTCCATCTTTTTCATTTCTGCTTTCCAATTAATATCTTCGAGTACTGGAAAGCCCATAGGAACCGCAAATGGTTCGTAATCTTGTTTCTTATAAAATACAGCGCAAAGCCTATTGCGGTCAAGAGGAAGAGTTAGAATTCCAACTCTAGTTTTTGTAATAAGTTTTTGAGTTTCTGGAGGTAGACTCTTTAATACTTCAAGATCTTCTTCGGTTTTTGGAGCCTTCAATCTTTCAAGTTCATAATCTGTTAAAATTTTATAATATCTTCCAACGGAAAAATTAATTGTTCCGCCAATTTGAACGTCTGCAGGATTAATTATGTTGTATCTTGCTGGTAGCATAATATTTGCAGCTTTTGAAGATAAACCAAAAGTCTGAGTAATTTTACTTACGTCTTCTGGTTGAATCTTCGTATCAAAACGATATATAAATACATTTCCGCTACGATAATATTCTCTAAAAAATTGATCTTGAAGATCAAACATGTTAATCTTCTTTAACCATGCGCTAAAAAAATCTCTACTCTTTTGACTACCGCCTTTAAAATAAATATCACTACAAGAAAACTCTGTCATTAGATCAATGGTATTTCTGAATATAGCGAAATTATAGTAACATTTTTGACATAAGATAACTGCGTCTCGAACATTCATATTCGAGCCATTCGATATGCCAGTGGAATATCTAAAAGGAATTAATCCATCATCAATATTTTTATATCTATTAGTTCTAGTAATATCTGCGGCAGCATTTCTCCTAGTTTGAGTATGAGAGGAATCGCCCGAGTCTGAACCAGCTACAGCAGCTTGTATCTGATAATTTGTAGACGCATCCGAAACCATAAGAGGTTGAATTTCGTTACTTTTAGTAATTTTTTCTTGTTTTTTTGATTTTTTGGACATTTTACTTGTAAATATTACACATTATCTGATCATAATAGGCGAAAAAGTAGGTTGTACTTCAACTATTTGAGTTGTCATTATATCATTATAGCACTTTACAGCCCAATTCGCTAACATAAATGCGGAATAATTATCTTTTCTAGCTTTATTAGCAGAAGCGCTTCTCTTTAAATGTTGAGGTAAGTCAAAGCTTTGGGTTCCTCGACTAGTGGTAGAATGTTCTATTAAAACGCATTGTTTTTTCGTTTGATATATAAAATCATCTTGATTCTCAATAAAATCTAATACTGTCCAATCTTTCTTATCATCTGTTTTCATCAATTCTAAGGGAACATTTAATGCTATTGTTTCATTAAATGATGCTTCATCTGAGGCTGTACGACTAGCAAACCATACTCTTTTATAATCAATACATGCTTGAAGATACTCATTCGCCTTACGAATAAAACTGCTGGTAAAAACTTGATTAAATGCAATTCTTTTATTTTCCAAATTATATTGATTCTTTATGTTTCTAACCATCATATCGTAATCTGCACCTTCAAGATCTGAATCGAAATCTAATGTCTTAATTTCAATTCTATCTTGTTTAAATAAATTAGATTCATTGCATGCGGATAAAAATGTATCAGCACCAGCATTATCAATAATCATGAAAACAATATTAAAATTTTTCATTATGTAATATAGATAATTAACATGATTTTTAAGATTACCTAGACCAGCATATGTATGAACTAAAACTCCTTGTTTTCTCTCTTCGTCATATTCCATAACAGCCATAGCAAAATAATCTGCATTTGGACTATCACTCATGTTAGGATCGATTCCAAGAATATATTTTTTCTTCGGATCTCCTCGCATTAATGTGTGGGGCTTTTCTCCAGTTTTTAATGTACATTCTTCCATCTTTTTAGCATTAAAATAGCTATCACTTCCATCGGTGAATTGAGCGCAATATTCTCTTAAAAATCCACTATGACTTGATCCACCAGCTTGGGCTTCTTCAATAATTGTTTTATCTATCATTTCTTCTGGTAAAGCCTCGTAACTCATTTGGCTAACAAAATAAGTTGCTTCTCCCTTTTCTTGACTATTTATTTTTTCACACCATTCATTATAAGTTTTATAAAGATTTTCGAATGTATAACTTGCAGATGAAAGAGCTATCATTTTACTTGTATTTTCAAAAACCATTCTATCTTTTTCTTGCATTACTCCTTCTGATATCAATTTATCTTCAAACTCACGGATCTCCATTCTTTCTTTCATATTCTGTGGAGCAACTAAGAATGGCATTAATACGTTCTTAATAATTTCTTCTGGTAATAAAAGAAACTCGTCAAGCACAAGAATATTTGCTCGAAAACCTCGAATTTTTTCTCCATTAAGAGGAATTGCGACAATGCTTCCATTATTAATTTGCCATTCAAATTGATCATTTCTTTTTGCTTTCGCTCCAAAACATTGAGAAAGTAATTCTGCTCCAGGACTTTGTACGATTTTTTCTAAATTATTAAAAATAAATCTTGCAGTTCTAAATGTTGGACCAGCTATAAGAATTTTCGTGTTTGGTTCAAATATACATTGAAGAAAACAAAATACTGCGGCCATAAAGGATTTTCCACAACCACGACCAAATACGCACATATTAAAATTTCTGTTCATCATAGCTTTAAGATGAATCTCCTGATAAGCCGCAAGTTTAACTCCACTAATTAATTCAACTGTAAACCCAATATTAGCTCTTAAAAACTTAGCTAAACTAATTTTTGCTTCCCTATCATTAAGAAATCCTTTTAATTCAGATAATTCTGCATTAACATCTTTAATTTCTTTAAAATATTTCTCTGGACAAAAGATCATATAATTTTCATATCATATGCTAGTTGTAAATCTATTTTTTTATAAAAACATTTACTAGCAAATATAGCCTCGATTAATCTAGTCATCTCTTTTCTACCATCAACAAATAAAAATTGTAAATTATCATAGCTTTGTAAAAGTTCTCTTACATTATGAAATATGTACTCTGGGGTTGCTTTTATTTTTTTACTTATATGAGGAAGATATTGAAAACTTAAGGCATTCGTAAGTACTTCTTCTACCATAACAATAACATAAGAATTATTCTTTCTGGCTTTTTCTATTTCATTTTTAAAACGATCATAGTTCTTAACGCTTAGTGTGCTTATGAAATCGCTAAGACTTTTTCTTTCTATAAAACATCCACAATTATCATTTGAACAGGCATAATCTCCAAATGATAAGGTCTTAATTTCAAATGGTGTGTTAAATTTAAGCCAACTTTGTTCTCTTGTGTCTACATAAATTATATCTTTTTGTGTCAATCTATTTTTAAAATTATCTCCAATTAAATTAGGATGAATAAATTTATTTTCTAATCCAATCGAAGAACAGACATTGTAATAATCTTTAAATATTTTATTATAAAATATGATTGATGGCGCCATTATTGTTCTTAGCTCTACTTGAGTCGGAGAATATATTAAATTTTTTGATTCTTTTCTTTTAATTAATAATTCCTTGCAATATTCTCTTGATCTTTCTGTTGGCTGTTCTTTCAGCCATTTTTTCATATTATTTTTATCATTAAAATCGCTATTAAGATACTGTTCTTTAGTTTTAAAATTTATTAATTCATTTGTAAGTAGATCGCGACGCTCATAATAAGTTTGATAGTATTTTACTTTATTTAAACCATAGCCTTTAAGCGCAAGATGAAGACTTTTTTCATCTTTAAATTCCTTACCATCTACTTTACATATTACGCTCATCCATTTAAAATCTCATCTTTAGATATGCCTAATATCTTGCATTTTAATTCATCCATTGTAGTAAGTCTATCGATTTCTTTTTCAACAACTTGTTTTCGCATCTCTGCCATCTTTAGAAGTTTAGCTCTGCTTTCTTCTTCTTTCCACATTTGCACGAGATTGATAATCGAAGCAGTTTCTTTGACTTGCTTGCTCAATCTCTCGCTTCTTTTTACTTTAAGATCATTAAGAAGTTTTTGTTGGCGATTAACACAGTCATTATATTCTTTACGTGCAGTATTACTAGCTTCAACAACAGCCATTGGTATCTTTCCGTCAGCTTCCATAGAAATATCAATTTGATTTTGAAGCGCATTAATTGTTTGTTGAATATTTGATGAAATCACAACTTCTGTAGACAGAACAATATATTGATCCACCTCTTCTTGAGTTAGATCACTTTTATCATAGGTATAACGAACAAAACTGCTTTCAAAAAGTTCTCGATCTCTTTCATCGCTGTACAAATTAATCTGATGAATAAATCTAAAAGTATTCATATATCCTATTAGTGAAGAGATATCTTTTTTATGTTTATGAGTTAATTTATTTTTATCAACTCCATCCATAATGTATCTATTAATCTTTGCTATCATTCTATCTTCACTTTTTGGTGGACGATATTCTTCTGTAGAAAGATTTTCATTTTCTTGATTATTATATTTTATATTTGTTGGTAATGTTTTAATGTATTCTAAAACGCTACGGGTTTCTTGAGAAAGATTAGTGAGTTCTTCGTTTTTAAATAAAATTTTAGCGATCTCTAATCCAGTCATTGTTGAACAATTATTACCGATGTATTCTTTTTGTTCTAGATTTAATTCAATTAATCCTTTTGCTTGATATTCGTGACTCTTCTTTGGTTTTATTTGTCTTGAAGCTAAAAATTCTTTAACTGCTTTGCCCTCTTTGCTTCTTCCGTCTAAATCGTCTCTATTAAAAGCTAATCTTACTAATTCTACAAGTGATGGCGGATTATCTGGACGATTATTCCATTCCGTTAAAAGTTTTAATTCTTGTTCTTTAGTTAGAGTTGGTAAATTATCGTTCATATTAATGAATATCTATATCGCCATTATATAAATGTTTTTTTACTTTAACTATAATTATCTTTTTTATATTTTTAATTTGTTTATATCCAGCAATTCTATTCTTCTCACTTGTTCTATAACCCATTAATTTTGCAGTTTGCTCTTCATCTTTACCTTCAATATATAAATATTTATAAACTTTCCATTCAATCGGTTTTAAAACTTTCTCCATCTTCTTATGTATATTCTGAGCAGTTTCTTCCATATTAAAATTATTAGTTGGCATATCATTGATTTCTTGAGAGTGATTCTCTATGCTAAGTGTCAACTTTGTATCGTGCGCGCTTTTCTTACTTCTTTCCCAATTAGCGTATAGAGGACACGCATTACATTGCTGTCCGTAAATTGAACAGCCTTCTTCGCTCTCTGCTGCTGCACATTTAAGACATGGGCGAGTAAAATTACTATAATTATTTCTTATTAAATTTTTAATTTGGTTACTGATAATACGATTAACCCAAGGGGCTAATGGTTTTTTATGATCATAAAGATGCCATTTTTTATAAATATGTATTCTTAGTATCTGAGATACATCACTAAAATCCATCCAGTTTATCGCTGTTAAATTCCACTTACTTTTTCTTTTAATTATTTCGGAATTTATTACGTCAATTAAGCTTTCGAATGAGGGCTTTTTAGCCATCTTGTCTTCCTCTTGAGGATGGACGAATTGCTCCAGCTTCTCTCTTGAAGTCTTCTAGAAACTTTTTGCGATCTGTCTTCGTTGAAGGTTTTCCTTTTATCTTTTCTCTTTTTGCTCCAGATTTTGCACTTCCAAGAATATCTCCAATCTTTGTTTTTTTAGGGACAGGATTTTCTTGAAGTTCTATATCTAGACTACCAATGTTTGGAACATGATTTACATCTGTAAATTCATCGTCATTTTCGTCATCATAATCTTCAACTTCAGCTTTTCTTTCTAGTTTTGGTAAGATTCTTTTTGGTGTTTTTGGTTGATCTGCTGTAGGTTTTTGTAATAAAACTTTATTAACAATTAACTTGTCAAATGGTGTTCCGCATGAACTACAAAATTTAGGTTTAGCGGAAGTATAAGTAGTTGGATTACCACATTCTGTACAATATATTTTAAGCATAATACTAATTATACTTTAATTTAATTAAAATATCAACTATTTTAGTTGTTCAAATTTCTCAATAATATAAGCTAAAATATCATTTCGCATAATATCATCTGTGCCAAATTTGAAAGTAACTATTCCTTTATCTGCGCTTTTCTTATCATCGAATAGATTATATATCTTTTCAAATCCACTATTTTTAATATCTGATTGACGTATATCTCCAATTAATATTAATTTACTAAATCTTCCCATTCTTGTAGTAATTAATAAAAGGTCATGTATACTTAAATTTTGAGCTTCGTCACATATAATATAACTAGCATTTATACTTAAACCTCTTAAAAATCCTACTGGTAAACCTTTTACTCTCTCTTCTTTTAATAATCTTTCTACTTGACTTTTTGGTAATAATTCATGTAATTTATCCATTAATGGTTGCAAATAAGGATCTAATTTGCTATGTAAGTCACCTTTAAGGAAACCTAAATTATGAGTAGAACTTTCAACTGGATTACGAATGTAAAATATTTCACCTATTTTTTTATCATTTAAAGATCTTAAAGCAGAATATACAGATAACAAGCTTTTGGCTGTTCCTGCTGGACCTTTACAGAATACTATTTTTGTTTCTTTATTCTGTATAAGTTCTATAAATTTCTTTTGATTATCTGTCCATTGTAATTCACGAATATCCAAGAAACCTTCAATTTTATCTCTTTGAGGAACTACTGGTGACTTATCTTCTTGTTTACGTTTATTCTTTTTAGACATTATACTTACATGATAATTTACACCATATTTTTAATTTAGTGTAAATAAATTAGCTGTGGCATTTCTAAACGCAAACATACCTCCCATAGAATGTTATGTAAGAGGAAACTATCTCCGAGATCAAAAAGATAGCCATGACAAATACTTTCAAGCTCTAGTTTTTGGTGTCACATCTTTGCCTGGGCAAGTTCCACTTTTTAATTTTATTATGGAAGATGGTGGAATCTGGTGGCATGCACCTATTAGTGCATTTACCTCTAAAGAAGGAACTCCAGAACAAGATCTACATGAATTAGAACTTTGGGATAGTTTTAGTTATCACGTAGCTGTAACTAAATTTTCTATACTACAAAATAAAAAACTAAAGTTCCTTGCTAGGAATGGTCAAGAATATTTTGGTACATATTTATTTACTTTAGATTGGGCGCATAGTGATTTTAATGAATTAAATTTTGGATTTAGTGAAAATCCAGGCCAACATAAATGTGGTCATGTATTACAATTAGATAATGGAAACTATGCAATACAACCTAATAATAGATTAAGATTATATGATCCTAATTTTGTAACTAAACAAGGGCAAAATCTTATTCAAAGGCAAGTTAATAGTCATATTTATACTGTCGAAAACTGTCCTAAGTGGGTAACAGAAGATTCTGACAATTATGAATATACTATAAATCAAATGGGAGATATGAAATGAAGCAAACGATAAAAGTAACAAATCAGAATATATTAGAAGGAGAAAAAGCTAATCCTCAAAATTGCGCTATAGCTAGAGCTATAAAAAGTAAAATGAGGAAAAAGATTACTAATGTATCCGTTCTACCAACTCAAGTTACTCTTGAGATGGATAAAAAGATGTTCGTAGCAGAGATGCCAAAGATTGGAACTAACTTTATTAAAAGATTTGATCGTGGTCAAGCCGTAAACTCTTTTGAATTAAATCTAAAATTCAAAAAGGGTTACGCTTTAGTCTAAATTACATTTTAAATTTGGATCTGCAAGATCTGGATTGTGGGCTTTTTTAGTGCCACGCTTATAGTTGGAGTATATTCTTTCTATAATTTTAATTGGTTTTTCTACTATTTTTTCTATAGGTTTTTCAACCTCAACGATCTTTTCTACAATTGTCTCATTTGGTTTTCTATTAGAAGCTATATTATAAGCTAACACGAGACAGACCGCTAGAGGATCAAATACTACTACTATAAATAATATAAACCATTTAACTACAGTCTCGATGGGAACATTAAAGGCTTCGGCTATAAATTTATAAGTACCTATATCTGAACTAATTACTTGTCTTTTTAATTCTATTATTTGATTATCTAGGTTATTTATCTCTGAATTTAAATTGTTATTAATATTATTAATTTTTTCTATATTAGACTCTAGATTTGTTATATTTCCTTGCATAGTATTCAAAGTTTGGCTTTTTAATTCTACTGATCTCTTATCTATTACTGTTTCTTGCTTATCACCGCCAAAGAGTCCGCTAGATTTTGTAACCGTAGTCGTTGTAGATTGATTAAGGGCTTTACTTAGATTAGATTCTTGTTCTTTTCTTGTGTCTATAAGAGTTTTAATTCTTTCTGTATTACTAGATATTTGAGTACTTAAGGAGTTCTTCTTTGCTTCTAGAAGAGAAACCTGCGACTCTATTGAATCTATATTAGCTTTTGTTGCATAAAAGGCTTGGGAAAGAAAACCAAAGACTCCAAGGCTAGTTATGCCCATAAGTATAACAACGGCGCTAATTAAATAAACTTTTAATAATTTATTGATTTTATTCCAGTATCTATAAAGAAAGCTTGTAGCCATTATCTTACCAAATTCAAGACTACTAGCCATTACTATTGTGGCCCAAAAACTACCAGAGAACAGCAACCCTATGCCTTTAACCGAGAAGAATCCACCACAAGCTGCTACAAAAAGGGCGCTTAATCCTAATAAGCCATTAAATATATTCACACATAATTTACACTAACTACTAGGTGATTCTTTCTTTTTGGTTTATGTTTAACTAGGAGATTCTTGAAATTAGTATCTTTTATCTTATTTATGTTATCTAATGATAGGTTAATTTTGGGGTCGGGCGGTAAATCTAAAGGCTTGGGGTCAATTTTTTCGTCAGATTTATTAATAATCAATAATTGTGATTCATCCTTATCTTTAAAGAAACCATATAACCATAAAACAAACTTAAATGCAAAATAAGTTAAAACAAGATTAACTACTAAGCTAATCATAATATTACTACTATACTATACTTTTATATTAAAAACAAGCATATTAAAAGGGGTTTATAACAAAAATAGCCGCCGGGATTTTTTTACCTTAAGAGATAAATGAATTTAAATTCTTTTTTATAGATTTAGAAAAAGGGGGTATAGATAAGAATATATGGATAAATAGTATTATATAGTTGGGGAGAATGATGTTAATACCCCCACGGCCATGTTGAGCTAGAAATGGTTTAACGATTTTCAAAAATGGGGGTATATATCTTAAAATTTTTTAGCTATGTTCTGTAAGTCGTTGATAATCAATGAAATTTAAATGCAATAAAAAGCCTAGCATCGCTTGACAAATCGTAATAGTGTGATAGATTAAGAGTATGAAAGTTAAAGCAAACAAGTTCAACCTAGACGAAACCATCCGCAGACTCAACGCTATCGCAGAAGGCTACAAAGCCTCTGCCCAACGCCTCGACAACATCGTGGCAGAAGCCCAAGCGAAGAAGGATGAAGCCCACAAAAAGTATATGGGCGAAACCAAATAACCCTTGACGAAAATCAAACCAGAAAGCAATATAAGCTATATGAAAAACCAAATCACCATCACCAAACAAACCTTCGGCAACACTACCGCTTTCCTCTTGGAAGGCAACAAGAGCCAGATCGAAAACTTCCACAACGCTATGTATAACCATAGTGCAACCAATGGCGAGTTGCACGATATGGGCAACGGCAA